GTTTTCCACAAGGTACATTGCCGCGTTTGATTCAGGTTGCGCTTGCCGAAGTCGGCACAGCTGAAACTGGAAATAACGAGACAAAATATGGCAAACACATGAAAGCAGACAAGCTGCCATGGTGTGGGTCATTTCTTAATTGGTGCGCGGATCAGGCTGGTGTTGATGTGCCAAATGTGGTCAGCACTCGCGTAGGAGCTGATGCATTCAAGAAAATGAGAAAATGGCACACCGAGCCAAAAATTGGTGATTTTGTTTTCTTTGATTTTGTCATTGATGATAAAACAATAATCAATCACATTGGCTTGGTAATTCGAGTATCAGAGAAGCAGATTGTGACCATAGAAGGCAACACATCAGGCGGTGGGGATCAGCGCAATGGTGGCGAGGTCATGGTCAAATCAAGAACTTTGGGAGCAAGGTCATTTGTTGTCGGCTACGGCCGACCAACTTATGGCGCGTTTTCGGGTGATTTGCCCGACCGACCAAAAGGAGAAAAATAATGGATCAAGCAAAAGCAATGCTGGCATCATGGGCTAGAAGCTCTGTGGCTGGCGCGTTGGCCGTCTATATGACTGGCAATACCAATCCAAAGGATTTAGCTTTGGGCTTAGTAGCTGGACTTGTTCCGGTACTAACTCGATGGGCTAACCCAAATGATGTGGCATTTGGTAACAAGAAGTGACACGAAAACTGCTCGCAGCAGTATTGATTTGCTTCGGTTTATCAATACTGACTGCTTGTGGTTATCAAGGATGGACACGATATGAATGCCAAGAATTTAAGAATTGGGAAAAACCAGAATGCCAAAAACCGCAATGCATCCCATTGGGAAACTGCACTAGCGATGTCATTGGATCATTATCGCCATCGCCCAGAGCGACGCCGTAGCGCAGAAGAAGTCCATGCACAACTGATTTTAATTATTGGCACAACGCTTGCCATGGTGTTTCTTATCGTGACTCTCGGAATCACTTATGCCTTAATTTTTGTGACTCAGCCAATATCTGCCCAAGCTCCCAATGATGCCGCTTTTATCGATCTGTTAAAGACGCTGGCAATTTTCTTAACTGGTTCATTGGGTGGTGTGTTGGCTGGAAATGGATTAAAGAGCAAGCCAAAAACTGGTAGCGACACGCCACAATCCACGCGGGAATCTTGAATTTGTCGGTTTTGCCTGTCACTCTCTATTTCGGGAGCTGAGACACGGCTCCCAGAAACGGGAGCAAGAAAATGACAACAAGCGAAATCGGACTATTTGTGATTATGGCAATCGCCTGCATTCTGTGGGCTATTTGCAGCTATTCAGTAGGTTACAAAGAAGGCCATAAAGATGGCTATCAGCGAGGCAAGGCCGTTGGCCGTCACGCATCATCACAGGCGGTGCGCTAATGGCTTTCATGGACTCATACGAAGGCAACAAAGAGCGGACTGACAGGTGGATTGCCACATATCCGCAAGGCAGGCTTGAAACGCACATCATTGAATTTAACGCTGAAAAAGGCTATGTGCTCGTTCAAGCTAAAGCATGGCGAAATCAGACCGAGATTGATCCTGCCGGCATTGATTATGCATATGGCTATCTTGCCGCTTATCCGGACAAAATGAAGCGATGGATGGTTGAAGATTCTTGTACATCAGCTTTGATGCGCGTGATGGCCTTGGTCATGGGTGGCACCGAGAAGGCCACAAAGGAGGTTATGGCATCGGTTGAAATTAAGACACAAGCTGCTGACTATGACTACTGGACAACAAAGCATGGAGATGTTCCAAGCTTTAAGACCAGAGAGGAAGCTGAACAAGCTGATGAAACAGGATGGGCAGTCAATGGCGTGCCAATGTGCTCACATGGATCAATGCGATGGAATCAAAGCAAACCCGATGCACCGAAAGCGTGGGCTGGATACTTTTGCAGCGAGAAAATCAAAGAAAAGCAATGCAAGCCTCAATGGCATGTGCTGACCAGCGATGGCACATTTAAGCCGCAGGTTTAATCATGAGCGGCCCAATTGAAATAATCAATCCAAGAACTATGACCTGCACACTTATGGAAGATGGCGTAATCATTGCAGAATACAAAGTAGAGCAATGCGACAAATGCTCAAGGCTGGTCAAATTTGATGAATTTGGCTATCAAAAAGGTTATGACCGCACAGAGAAAATTATTTGGTTTTGTGGGGATTGCCGATGATAGATCGCATTCAGGAGGTGCAATGCATGATTGCAGCTATATCACATTGTCATGACAGATCAGCTGACCATAGCTCACGCATTGTCAAAAACCTTTCATGGTTTGAGTATGTGGCACAAATGGCTGAATCAATGCTGGCTGAGATGGTTGTAGCTAAGCGGTTAGGTTATGACTATCAACCTGGCATCACATGGGATAAATCCAAGGCCGATGTAGGCGAACACATTGAGGTTAAGTGGTCAGCCAATCCCAACAGCAATTTGTGGATTCAAGCAAGCGACCGAGAGGATCGTGACATTGCGGTCTTAGTAACAGGCAACGCACCAAAGATGCACATCGTAGGCTGGATGCCCGTAGCTGTGGCCAAGAAGCCTAGATACAAAAACACTAGCCAAGACAATTGGACTGTGCCACAGGTCAATCTGCAACCCATTGAAACATTGATTAGGAGCAACTATGCACATCCTTCAATTTGATTGCGCTATTTGCAAGAAGCTTTACGGAAAGCCTAAGCAACGCTTTGGCCTTAAGAAAGGTGCTGAATTAACAGAGCATGAGTGGTTTGCTCAATGCATGGGATGTGGCACATTTGGCATCAAGATTGTGGATGATGCTCGGATCGCAGAGCTGAGTCAATGATAAAGTTATCCACAGGAGTTATGCACAGGTGTGTGAAACCTGTGGGACTCGCTCAAGATTACGCTCCTTGCTTGACAGCATCATTACCATCTACACGAGGTAGCGAGCCGGTTAGCCGGATAGCTCGCAGCCGATGTTTGATGGTTTGGGCCGTGCTATGTGTAATTGGCATCACACCGGCTAATGCAACAAAAGATGTTAAACAAACTACATCAATTGACTCATTAAAGCTCTATGCACATTCACGGATCATTAACTACAAAGAGTTTCAATGCTTTAATACATTGATAACCAAAGAGAGCAATTGGCGTGTAGAAGCTATCAATCCCAATGGCAATCACTTTGGTTTAGGCCAAATGCGTAACACTAAGTATCGTAACCTTGATGGGTATCGCATGATTGACTGGACTTTGCGCTATATCAATCACAGATATTCTGGAAAGATTTGCGATGGTGCATTGGCACATTGGCGAAAGCATGGGTGGCATTGATGTCTAGCGGCTGGAAAGGTGGCAGCTCAAGGCAATGGCGTAAGATCAGAGAGCTAGTGTTGAAGCGTGATGGCTGTTGCCAGCAATGCGCCCAGAGTGAAGGCCCAATGCACATTGATCATGTGATTCCAAAGCGTTTAGGCGGGGGCGATGAATTGTGGAATTTGAGGCAATTGTGCCAAAACTGCAATTTAGCCAAAGGAGGCCGTTTTTTTGATACGGAAGGAACACCCCCGACTCTCCATGGTGTGTTTATACCCCAAAACGAGTCGATAAGTCATGATTAAGGATGAACAGGTCATAGTTGTTGGCGATACGGCTGAACTAGGCTCAGATGGGCTGGAATCGGTTTTTTTGCCGGTAACAGCTCCACGAATCCACTCACCGCTCAATGATTTGCCATCACGCGGCTTTGAATTAATTGATTTCGCTGACCAGATTATTGAAGGCGGCTTTATGCCATGGCAAAAGTTTCTGGCCGAGCATTCTCTCAAGGTAAAACCCGATGGCCGATACCATCACCCAATTTCAGTCGCGACTGTGGCACGCCAAAATGGCAAGAGCACTTACATGATGGCCAGAATTTTGATGGGCTTGTTTCATTGGCAAGAATCCTTGCAGGTTTCCACAGCTCACCGCTTAGTGACATCGCTAGAACAATTCCGGGCAATCGTGCAAATTGTTGAAAGCCATGATGATCTAGCTAAACGGGTGAAGCGGATTAGGTGGCAACATGGAGCCGAGGAAATTGAAACGCTAGAAGGATCGCGTTTTATTATTAAAGCTGGTGGATCAGCAGCTAGAGGTTTATCAAAACCGGAAAGCATCCACATGGATGAAATCCGAGAGCTTCACGACATGGAAACATTTGCCGCAATGCGATACACATTAATGGCTGCCAAAAATCCACAGGTCAATTGCTTTTCAACGGCCGGTGATTCTCACAGCATTGTCCTCAACCAATTGCGAGAGCGCGGATTGGCAGCAGCTAGTGGTGCATCCGATGATGTGGGTTATTTTGAGTGGTCGGCACCTACTGATGAAATTAGCTTGGAAAATGCGGCTTTCGCCAATCCCGGCCTCAACATAACAATCCACCCCGACAATATCCGAGCCGTTTTCAATGATCCTCCAGATGTCGTGCAAACCGAGGTTTTAAATCGTTGGGTGCAGACAATTTCCAGCGTTATTGGTGCCAAAGAGTGGCAAGCCTGTGGCGATGAAACAATTGACCTTGATGAAGATAAATTGACATGGATGGCTATTGATATTTCACCGGACAGAAAACATTGCGCATTGGTCGCGGCTCAAAAGCTTGGATCAGAGAGCTTTGTGATAAAGCTGCTACACACATGGGAAAACACCATTCAGCTAGATGATCGTGCAATTGCCAACGATGCGGCTAGTTATTGCCGCAAATATCCCATTGAGTATTTGCTTTACTCAAGGCGCACATCAGGAGCCGTTGCAGCCAGAATGCAGCCGGCCGGCATTCCAATCCACGATATGGATGCCGATTACCCGCAAGCATGCGATGAGCTTTTGGGCGCGATTAACAGCGGCAGACTCAAACACCGAAATCAAAGCTCACTCACAGAGCAAATGCTTTCAGCTGTGCAATTGCGCCGTGGTGACGGCGGTTGGGTTATTGGAAGGCGTGCCAGTCAATCGGCCGTGTGTGCTGCCGTAGCAGCCGCGCTATGCACGCACTATGCGACACGCCCGGAAACGGATATAGATATTTTAGTGGGTTGATGCTTGACATTTTGAGAAAATGCGCCCATGGGATTATTCGACCGCAAACGCACCATTGAAGCTGTCGCGCCTATGCGCGGTGCTGACATAGCTGCATCAATTGGGCCAGCTCCAACACTCGATGCGTTTTATCCATTTGGTGGAGCTGATTATCTTGCAAGCCGTGAAGAAGCAATGAGTGTGCCAGCAATTGCACGCGCACGAAATATGATTTGCAATTCAATTGCCACAATCCCAATGCTTACACGCGACAAAACGACAGGTCAGGTTGTTGATCAACCTGTTGTCATTAACGATCCAGATAAGCGCGTGCCGGGAGCTGCATCTTGGTGTTGGGCGGCCGAGGATTTATTATTCACGGGATTTTCTTATTTTCAGATAATGTCCGAATTTGCCGACACCGGCAGAGTGCGCGAGATGTGGCGCGTTGCTCCTAATCGTGTTGGTGTTTTCTTAAATGACAAAGGCACGCAGATTGAGTATTACACAGTTGATGGAATGCAGGTGCCATACACAGGCCTTGGATCACTCGTTGTGTTTTATGGCAATGATGAAGGTTTATTGAATAGAGCTGGTCGCACAATTCGCGCAGGTGCAGAGCTTGAAAGAGCCGCCGCAATGTATGCACGCGAACCTGTGCCATCAATGGTTTTAAAATCAAACGGCACAGCATTGCCAGCTGACCGCATTGCAAAATTGCTTGATGCTTGGGGCGCAGCTCGCAGAAATCGTGGCACAGCGTTTCTCAATGCTGACATCACAATGGAAACTGTTGGCTTCACACCGGAACAAATTGGCCTAAACGCAGCCCGGGAAATAATTGCAACCGAACTGGCCAGAGCCGTTGGCATTCCGGCTTACTTTATTGATGCGCCGACTGGATCATCCATGACCTATGCAAACGCCAGCACGGCGCGTCAAACCTTGTTGGATTTCTCATTATTGCCGTTGATGAACAGCTTATCCTCAAGGCTCTCAATGCCGGATTTCACGCCATCAACACAGCGCGTGGAATTTGATTTAAAAGCGTACCTACGAGGCTCAGAAAAAGAGCGTGCAGAGATTTACAAGATTTTGTTCGACATCGGAGCAATTACTACCGATGAAATTAGACAAATGGAGGACATGATCTCATGAAGCTAACAACACCGATGGAAATCACAGCAGCTGATTCCGATTCAAGAACAATCACCGGGCGTATAGTTGCATTCAACGAGCAAGCAAATGCGAGCACAGGCAAAGTCACCTTCGCCCGTGGATCAATTGTGCCTCAAGATGTTTTTTTAAACCTTGAGCATGACAACACACGCAGAATTGGAAAGAGCATTGCCATGAGCGTCAATGACAAAGAAATGACAGCGACTTTCAAAATTGCTAACACAACAGCTGGCACCGATGCATTGGTTGAGGCCATGGATGGATTGCGCGATGGTTTTAGCATTGAACTAGCCGTTGATAATTATGAAATGCAAAAGGATGGCACTATGAAAGTTTTGAATGGCCAGCTCAAAGGCGTGGCACTTGTTACCGAACCAGCCGTGCGATCTGCACGCGTTTCAGAGGTAGCAGCATCAGAAGATTCTGAAACTGAAACAGTTACAGAGACAACAAACCCAAATGAAGGAGACAAAGTGGATAACACTACCGAAAACACCGCTCCTGCCGCTGAACCGGTAGAGGCTCCAGCTGAGGCTGTGCAGGCATCACGACCTGCCTATTACACAGCTCCAAGATCACCAATTGTGTCAAAGGTTTCATACCTTGAGCACTATCTAAAGGCAACAATTCTTCATGATGAAGATTCACGCCAATACATCAAGGCCGCCGATAATACGACTGGCACAGCTCCAGGAATGGTGCCAACGCCTCAAAGCACACAGGTTGTTAATGCATTGGCCAACGCCGATCGCGGAATGATTGATGCGCTAAGCCGTGAAACGCTTGTTGGCGAAGGAATGACATTTGAAATTCCTCGCGTAACTGCCGTGCCTACTGTGGCAAATGTTGCAGAAAATGCAGCTGTTACAGAATCATCACTATCAGCAACATTTTTGAGCGTACCCGTACAATCCTTCAAAGGCCGTGCGATTTCCACAGTAGAGCTCATCGATCGCAGCCGACCAGAATATCTAACAGCTCTTTTGCAGAATCTTGAATTTGCTTATGCAAAAGTAACTGATGAATTTGCCGTTGGCACAATTGCTGGTGCAGGTCAGCAAACTGGTGTGAACGCAAACTCATCAACAGGATTCTTGGCTTACACATCTCAAGCTGCTGGTGCTGTTTATTCATCATCACTTGGATTTGCTCGTAACATCGTTGTGAGTCCGGGACAATGGACGAACATTATGGGCTATAACGATAATGGCGCACCGTTATACAACGCAGCGCAACCATCAAATGCAGCAGGTAATGTGAGAGGCGATTCATTGCGCGGTGTAGTTTCACCGGGTCTTAATCTTTTTGTATCTCGCTCAATTGGCAACGCTGGCCCAACAACATCAACCGGAGATTTCTCAATGGTCGTTGTTAATCCAGATGCTTGGACATGGTATGAGTCACCACGCTTTACATTGCGCACAGCAATCCAGAGCGATGGAACCATTGACATTCTTTACTACGGCTATGCAGCAATTGCTCCAAAGATTCCATTTGGCGCATGCTGGAACCAGACCTGATAACTAAA